TATTTCACGCTCCATTAAAAAAATCCTCCGGGTTCATATTTACTTTTGCTTTCTCTTTTTCATCAAAGATTAGGTCATGATAGCTGTCCAATCTTTTCAAAAACTTATGTTTCCAGCCCCTTAATTGAGCTCCCTGTGTTTTGAATTCTTGATAATATAGGTCAGGCGTGCATACCATGATAACTCCTTGTTCAATCTTGCTGCCATAGACGTAGTCGTGTGCAAGTGCATACGCCGCGATCTGCATATAATAATCTTCAATCCATTCTTCCTTTTTTGGACGATTGGCTTGCTTGAAGTCAACAATAGTTTCCATGCCGTTGTGTAGGCAGACCAAGTCTGTACTGCCTGCGTATAGGCCTGGGTAATGTAGCATAACTTCCGACCCATAGTATTCTTCCACAGGCGTAAGACCCACCTCAATAATTTTGTCGGCCATGGGACGCGCCTCTTGTCCGATCGCTGTAAGATCAACACAGCCAGTGCCGAGTACATAGTGTTCCAGGAATTTGTGCATGCATGTCCCCCGTGCACTAGAATGATTTTTGATTCGTTCTGCTTCTTGTTCACCTTTTTTAGCTATCCAGTCTTTTAAAAATGTTTTATCTTTGGTAGCGCCTAATATCGTAGTCACACTAGGAAGTCTAGAATTATCTATGTCATAAACCCTGGTCCCTGTTCCAGGATCCGTGAGCTGTTTTCCTTGTATATAGCTGTATTTCTTACTTTTTTTTATCATAGTTTATTTTTAATTTCTTCAAGATACTCTTCATTTTCTTTCTCAATATCTTCTTCAGTCTTCTCACCAAAGATTTCGTCAAAGTTTTTACGATACAAATCGTTTACGACTCTAGACTTACCATCCCAAGTTCTACCTTTCTCTCTTTTAGATTTCATAGGGTCCTTTCTTATTAGTATACTTACCACGGTTAGTTGGTTTGTATTTCATTTTATTATAAACAGACTCACGAATAAAACCACCATACTCACGTCCAGATCTAGACTTACCATAACTCGCAACGGTCGTTAATCCGAAGTTAGGTTTAGTCTTCATCTTTTTTAGTATCTTGGCTATCTTCTTGTCTTCGTCTGTTTCCATGACCAAGTTTCTCCTTAATTATTTCTTCAACTATATTATCATATCTATCATAATTGATAAGACTATTAACATAGTGCTGTTTTACAGTTTTAAATTTTTTTATCATGTTTACGTCTTAATATCTTAACATGTTTACGCCATGCCCATGCATTAAGCATACCTGCATATTTCATTATAAAATGTAATCCTTGATATATATATTTATCGAACATTTTTTTTAACCTCTCTATACTCTTCTAAACTTATCACATTATTATCTAATGCTTTTTGTGTGTAGTGTTCTATAATTTTTTGTACTTTTTCTAACTTAGTATGAGACCAAGGCCAGATTAAACAACACACATAATAAGCATCTCTAAATGTACATCTCCATTTCCATTGCATCAAGTATTTTGTGCCATCTTTTCGTAAACCTTTTCTTGGTTTCTTTACAACTGTACCACAACCTAATATTTCGTGGACCCAATGTATTACAGATTTATCTGTCATGGTTATCTCCATACTAATACGTTGTGAGTTGGATATACGATAACCTTTACCTTTGTGTTTCTTTTTCTTCTCCGGACGTTTAGCAAAATAAATACTACCCTCACCATCAAAGAGTCCGGCTATGTAAGCCTTGTCAGTATCAGGAATCATATTTTCTCACATGTATTAATATAGCAAGTGCAATGACTGACACTACAATACCTATAAAAAATAAACCTATCATTTTTTATCACTCGTTATAATCCATTTTAGAGCTGAAGTTGTTGGATCAAATCCATCAAACTTTGCACTAGTGCAGGCTGTCAGAAGTACCATCATCAACCCAACCCATATCATCGACTTCATAGAATTCTCCTTCCGAGTCACAGTCCCAGCACTGATGCACTGTTTCACCATACTCTGTTGCAACTTTTAAATAACCGTTGCCCTTACACGTAGGGCAAATAGTTACTGTCACTTTAGCTTTTTTTAATTTTTCCATTTAATTTCTTCGCTTTCTCGTTTGCAATTGATTCAATGGTTTTACTTATAGATAAAGTCGCATCAGGTAATAATACCTTAGACAACTGTATCAATGTCTTGTATGTTTCATGTGTTAATGAAACGTTTCTATATTTAGTTATATCGGTCATAGACCATCCTTTCATTTATTTATGAGCAGAATATAGGATGTTACGGAGATTTGTCAAGTATGAAAATTATGTTAATTCTATTAATTTGTTCACAAGTAGCAGGTACTTGCTTAGAGCCATACGAATGGCCGGACAGATTCAATACACAATACGATTGCTTAATGTTTGGTTACGAAGAGTCTATGAAAAAAATGAAAGAGATAGGCTCAACAGATATTAATCAATATAATATGTTTGTTAAGTTTTATTGTACACCTGACAAAACTATTTGATATTGTGGCAGAATTGTGATATGGGACATCATCTCACCATACAATAACCTATCCTTGTTTATCCCTCTTTAGGATAGGTTTATTTTTAAACCATGCAGCAATGGTAAATCTATTTGAGTTTTTTATTAATGTAACACCGTGTCTGTAATACTTACCATCAAAAAATAAAACTCGTCCTTGTTTTGGTTGAATAACTGTATTGTCAGCAAAGTAAGTTTGACCACCCTCATAGTCATCGTTAAGATAAATTATTGCAGCCAGAATTGTATCCTTTTTTGCTTTATCAACATGTAAGTTTTGATAGCTATCTACCGGCCATTTTACTATTTCCATCCAATCTAATGTAGAATTATTTATTACACTACTTTTTGTGCTTAGTTTTTCTGCTAAAGATCCAACACTAACAAGGGGTAATGGAAATGTATTACCCCATTTTTTTACTTTATGTTGATGATTAGCGTACGTTTCTATAATTTTATTACATTCTTCTGATGGTAAAAAATTATCAAATACATTAATTATCATCTACACATGCAACCAACTAAACTACCACTACCATCATTCATGATGTGTAGGTTTATACTGTCTACGTACCCGGTCAGTTTTAGTCTTATTATTTCGCACAGTTCCAGACAACTTACTGGTTCCAATAAAGACATATGTTCCGTCATCTGCTTTGACAACGGAATTAATTGATAAAGTCCGTCGTTTAAAATTATTAGTTCCATCAATCTTCTTCTGGTAATACTCTTGAGTCAAAGTTCCGTGTTCCGTGTGCTATGATCTTTTTAAATCCTGGTGCCTGCAGATTTAATGTTGCATATGGCGCCCAAGATTTTTTAATTAGATTTAATTCTAATAGTAAATTAGACCATTGTTTGTGTGTTATATCTTTACTTGTAATTGTTAGTTTTTTTTCTTTCATACCTAGAGTCTAGGATAATTAAGGATGCTTGTCAACCCTGTCCTTTGTAACGAGTTTGTTTTTGTTGACGTTTTTCGTGTTTATTTTTATTTTTTTTATGTTGGCGTGCGCCTCTTTTTTTAGGTTTATCTCTCTCTACAAATGCTTTAAATTTTTTAGCCATTATCAATCCATTCTTTTACAAATGGTTTAGCATCTTCGGGTGATGTAATTACAGGTAAATAACTTATTTTACCATTGATATGTTGTTGAAGATCAGATCCACAGTTCATGCATCTATACAACTCATTAGTTAATCCAACTAACATTGTATATTCATTACAAGTAGGACACTTGCCATTGACCACCTCTGCAGAAACTTTTACCATTACTCTAGTATTAACTTTTTAATAGACAAAGATCCATCAATATTTGACTCTAATTCCGCCATAGATTTTATGCACTGGTACTTGACATGTCCATCAGGTTTTGTACCACGCTTTGCAACCCTCTTCCCCTTCAAACATTCAGACATCGAAGGCTGGATACGTGCTTCCTTGATCTCTCCTTGTACAATCATGAGTAGGGCAACGACTAACTCTGTCATACTATCTTACCTTTGTTTTCACCTTGCTTGATAACGTATTTTTGTGTACCATGCTTGCCAGTTTCTACTTCTTTTTTTAAATTTTTTACATAACTCATCTGCTTAGCCT